TACTGATTGGACGCAGCTATTTGATGCACCTGCCGATAAAGCAGCTTATGCAATATACCGCCAAGAGCTAAGGGATTTGATGGCGCAATCAGAAGATGCTAGAGCTTTTATCTTTCCTATAAAGCCTTAGCCGTGGAACTAAGGTTGGTACGAGTTACGGAACATGAGAACGCCACGCACGGTGTTTTATGTATTGATGGCTCGCCCGAACTTGTAACGCTAGAAGATGCCTGGCGCGCTAATGAGCGCATGATCTCCTGCATCCCAGAAGGCAAATACAAGCTTCGCAGGCACCGCTCCCCTAAATTTGGGCTATGCTATCAGGTTGCAGATGTACCAGAGCGCAGCGAGATACTGGTACACGCTGGCAATACTCACCATGATACCCACGGCTGTATCCTAGTTGGTATGCGGTACTGCAAATTTGCGATGGCTGGCAAAACGGAATCAGGTATAGCAGAGAGCAAAAAAGCTATGGCGTACTTGGTAACTTTACTATCAACTACTCCAGAAGTGGATCTAATAATCATATCAGCTTACGGCGGTGGGAGGGTACATTAAATGGCAGCAGATGTGATCAGCATGGGCTACTGGATCGATATAGCTGTTAAAGCTGTTATAGGCATAGTTGTATCAATAGTGGGGCTAGATTATAGAGCCGTTAAGAACTCGCTACATGAGCTAGAGCAATCAAAGTACCAACTAAGCGCAGAGCTGCAAGTAGTACGGGTAGAGCTTAATTCAATGCAAGATAAGCTAGGCAGCATTGATAAGAAGCTAGATAAGGTACTTTATAAATAGATTCCTGCTACCGCTAATACTATTTATTAGCAGCGCTCAGGCAGAAGGGGGAGTTAGTTACCTAGGGCTTTGTAGCCCTACCTGGAACTGTAAAGATGTACTAGCAACTTGGCAGAATCAGCCTAAAATTGTTACCGGCTGGATAGAGAATAGCTTTGGAGCGCCTTGTAAGTGTGCCGACAAGATATTGGCCGATCCTAGGCCAAAGGTTATTCGGGTACACCTTATTAACTCGCCTTGCATGAGAAACGGTCGGTGCGGCAAACATGAGGTACTGGCAGGAGAAACGGCCAAGACTGCAAGCGCCAAGATATTAAGAAGAGATCCTGTGCTAATGCGGAAGTTTCGCAAAGTTCTAAAGCGTTTTAAGCAGCGTATTAAGCCTGCGGTAAACTTAACCTGCTATGTATCGCCTTGCCTGGAGTGTGATTTATATGCGCCTGCTAGAAAAGTATTATTTGGTCTGGTATCTCGCCATTTGCCTAGCTGCGTTCCTGTTGACAGCCCATATAAACAACGGTGCTTGCCTGGAGCCGTGTGCGAAAAGCATGGGGCCGACCCTAAGCTATCTCAGCCGTGTATAGCCGACCTGGACGGGGAGGATGGAAAAGGGGTTGACCTAGCTCGCTACAAGGCCAACACTAAGGATTGTTTAATGCGGCACTACTGGACTGGCTGGATGAATTGCCTTGCGCCCGGGGCATTTGTAGAGCCTACAGAGCGGAACTGCAACCATCCTAGAAAGCTAATGCGTAAAGTGGGGAGAACGGTATGGGATTTTTTGTCGGATCATTAGTGAGGCATCTTCTAACGCTACTGGCTGGCGGTTTAATTACTGTTGGCGTTAGTGAGGGCGATAGCGCCACGTTCCTACAATCAGCAGAGCCTGTTGTATCTGGCTTAGTGCTGTACGGCGGCGCTCAAGCCTGGTCGCTAATAAACAAAAAGAAGAAACGCTAGCTCTTACGGTGCAGGCCAGATACTCGGTTACGCCGTTGCCGTAACGTGCTTTCTGTTGCAGCCGGTGCTATGGGGCAATCCGGCACAAAGCCGTACATCTCACTTACCAAAGCATCAAACTTACCTTTATCCTGTTGCTCTAAGATATGGCGTTTAAATTGGCTAGTAGCGTGGTTTCTGATGCTTTGCAGCACATTATCGCTATCATCGTATAACTCTGTTATTAAATACTCTAAGTTAAACGGTTCAGCCGGGATGCCATAGAGAAACCAGCGTAGCCTAGAGATTTCGTGCAGGCATTTGTTGCGAGATGATTTTTTGCCCTTACAACCTTTAGTTAAGTAGTCGGTGCCTTTCTCTTGTATGCGATCAAAGAAGAAGCAGTAATCTTTCAAAGCCCGTTCTATTACTGCAAGCCAAAGGTTGCGCTCAGCACTCTCTGGCTGTTCTGTGCTTATCTCGGATGGATCTACCCAGTATTTCAAAGTTTACCTGCTATATAATTTTGCAGAACTTTAACAGCCTCATCGCCAGACCAACATATACAAGCGTAGTTGCCATTAGCATTAAGTATTTTAATAATTTCTATCTGCTCAGGGCTTGGCTTGTTAGGCTTAATCTTCATCTCGATATAGAGCGCATGATACTTACCGCAGCCAACCGGAACGCATATATCCGGCATACCTTTGCGTAGCCCTGCCCTTTTAAGAGCTACCCGGCGCTGCACACTACAGCGACCCTCGTTCGGAATATGATAAGCCACCGAATAAGCCGGATGTTGTCGAATCATGCAGTTGCAATAGTCGAAGAACATCGTCTGTGCTTGCTCCTCCGGCCCTTGCTTGTATACTTTGAATCGCTTCATCAGCTCGAAGCTTAAGCGATTCGCAGCGTTCCTCCAAGATCTTAATTGTGAGCTTGAGATCATCTATCTCTCTGCATAGCAGATCAGTGATTAGTTCTTGATTGTTGGTGTTCATAATCCCTCCTTTGGTGCAGCAGGTAACGGCATCCAGTAGGTATAATACTTTTGGATGTTACTTACATTAAGACCGTTACCTTCAGGGTCTACATAAGATCCTTCAACGGCTTTGTATCCAACAAAACACCCATCGTATTCTTGTGAAAAAAACAAAACCTCTAGGTTATCTTCCGGCAGCCTATCCTTAACGCTGATCCATTCGCTCATAATCCCTCTTATATTACTCAGCCGTATAAATCTCAGTTTGCCGTTTAATGCCCCTCGGAAACTCCAGATCTTTGCCCGTAAAACTTAGCTCTCTGAACACTACGTTGTTAGTCGGTTGTATAGTTAGCCTGCCGTTATCTAGCTTGATAAAAACAAACTCCTTGGCCTGTTCAGGATACGCGCTAAACGCATCGGCAACTGGTGCAACCGTAAACAAGTAGCTGCCTGTTTCCTCTTTTGTGCCTGCTAGCGCTTTGCAATCAAGCCCCCTAAGATAATCGTACTCTAACACCGTAAAGTCATAGCCGTAACAATCCCAACACTGCGCATCTGATGGTTCCCAATTCTTCGCAGCATCTTCCTTAAAAGCTACGGCGTGAGGTGGCAAGTTGCGAAAGATAGCGCCACTCTCTAACATCACAGTACAACCCCACACTCTAGCCGGATAACTAACAAGCCCAAACCACACCACAGGAATAAACCCGATTGATACTTTATGCGTATATTGCGAATCAATTAAGCAATATATGTGGTTAGTTAGCTGCCCGACTAGCGTGTAGCGCATGGCATTTAATAATAATTGTCGTAACCGTTACCGTCACCGTTACCGTAACCGTAAGCGTTACCGTTACCGTAACCGTTACCGTTACCGTTACCGTAACCGTAACCGTTACCGTCACCGTAACCGTTACCGTCACCGTTACCGTAACCGTAAGCGTTACCGTTACCGTAACCGTCACCGTAACCGTTACCGTCACCGTTACCGTAACCGTAAGCGTTACCGTTACCGTAACCGTTACCGTTACCGTAACCGTAACCGTTACCGTTACCGTAACCGTAACCGTTACCGTCACCGTAACCGTAACCGTAACCGTTACCGTAGCCGTAGCCGTAGCCGTAGCCGTTGCCGTTTGTTGCTACCACTTGATGTTAATTACGGCAATAACCGCACTCGCAAAAAAGCTAATATCGCCAACATGGTCAAGCGTATATCCGTTCCTCGATTCTGCCAGCCCCCCGATCCCCTTACCATTACTCCAACTACGCACTACGTTAGCTTTTAGTAGCTGTATTTTATCTGTTACAGATTTATCTTGATAACCTTCAAATATCCAACCACGTTGGGCGATCACAATTATGTGATCGGTTTCTAACGCAGGCGCCAAGCCTTCCTTGCTTGCGTCATATTCAACGTAGTTTTTGCCGTTTAGTGTAATAATTTCTTGTTTGCTCATCTTAGTCCTTCTAAAAAGGTATGTCGTCATCGTTAAACGCAGCAGCAGCCACTACAGGCGCTCTAGGTGCAGCAGGCGCAGCAAACGCAAGCTCCGGGATAGATTCCTCTTCGCCAAAAGTAGCGACAGCTTCACCAAGCAAGCGATACAATTCTTTAAGCTCTTCTCTGTACCAAGATTTAGCTTCTATGTACTCGCCAATGGCTTTCTTAAAATACGTTTTGCGTATCGTATAGTTTACGCCTTTCTCGTTGCGCCACTCTGCTATATCTATGCCTTTATGCTTCCAAGATTGCGTTGGTTTCATATCTTTTCTATCTCCATTATTACGCCATTTCGGTTAAAATCAAACACCTCGGCCTTTACGGCATCAAATACTGAATTAAGCAGCAGCTTGGCAAGCTCGTGAGCAGGTAGCGCATAGTTCTGATCTACAAAGGCCCGCAGTTCAATAGGCTCCCGTATCTCATGTTCGTAATCTGCATCTTCAAGCAGATGTAACCGCACATCATGTTTGCCTGTAGATATCTGCCATACCGATGTAACTCTAATTGTCATAGATACGGCTCTATATTGTAGCAGGCAAATTTCTTATTCTTGACATCCCAATGCTCCACCCGTTGTTGGCCCTTAAGCTGCCGGGCCACCCCTTGGGGCTCCTCTCCCTCAGCCAAGGTATCCAGATGCCGTTGCCTAATCTCTTGCACCTCTTTTGATACATGCGACCAATGCTCAAAATCGGTGTAATAATCCCCGGTACCGCCGTAAAGGTACACAGATTGTAACCAAAATTGCCGGGAAGTGTTAGGAGTTTCTGTTTTATTCCAATTACACAGGCGCACTGTATCGCCCAACACGCTCGCACTCTTATAGCCCCTAGCCAAAAGCGCGTGATCTATAATTTGAGGCAACTTAGCGGCTCCTAGGGTAGTTGTGTGCGCCCCTGGGATGCGTATGTTATCTACAACATCCTTGGCACTTGAGAACGTGTGTGCAGGATTTAAGCTTATACCTGTTTCGGAGATCCAGGCCGTAGCGCGGTTAAAGAGTGCAGCTACTGCCACGACCTCTTCCGGAAATAAATGCTTAGATTCTTTCCATTCATTCGTAGCTTTATCTTTATATGTTTTACGGAACGTAAAGCTTATCTTATCAGTGCCCTGCCACGCCGCTAGCTCAATGCCTTTGTGCTTCCAGCTCCCTATTATATTTGACATGTTCCCCCTTGTATTGCTCTAAACTGCGTTACAATGTACTCTGACGTACAGTAATGTACAGTAATGTACAAGATATGGGAATATATAAAATGAGTAAAATCGAATCAGAGATAATAATTTTACGAGCTCGTGAGCTAATAGTGCATCTAAAGATACACAGGCACACGCTAGCAGCGCTACTTAAAGAGGGGCTCCCCTCACTCAAAATTGGCCACCAGCGCCGTTATGATCTTAACGCTGTATTACTTTGGTTGGCTGCAAGATAATGTGGAAGAATAACAAAATCCTGGATCTTACAGAGCTGCATACCCGGCTTGCGCAAATACTACCCGATTACAAGCTTATCAGCTCCCGGGAGTCGGAGCCCGGAACGTACAAAGCAATTACAGCCGAGGGCACAGTATACCTAGTAACCTGGCGCCATGTGGGGAAGAAGTGGCAAGTAAAGAAAGTAAAGCATATGGATTATGATGCTTTGCTTCGTGCTAGTTCTATTTAAAGGCCATGTCTCCGACATAGCCCACTTATCCACAGGTTATCCACAGGCAAATCTGCTATCTACTACGCTACCCCCTACCCTCTCCATTACCCTAGAAACACCCCTAGCCCTGTTATAAAGCCAGCTATTAACTACTGTTCTAATAATATAATATGCAAAGATTACAAACCCCTACTACCTAACTAGAAACTATATTTCACTTTACCTATTGACAAGTTCTAGCGTTCCCCCCTAAAACCCCCCTAACGCATCCACTGCCGCTACTTCTAGTCAATACTTTGACTAACGCAATCCTAGACTAAGTTAATTCTAGATTTTAAACTCGAATACTAGAACTTGCTTAGATTCAAATTCTAGTACTAGCCCAAAACTAGAACTGAAACTAAGTAATGATATTTCTCTGAAATATCTCGTACTGCCGAACTAGAGCTGCTGAGTTAATCTTGCGGTTGGCAAAGCTAGGTAAAGCACAATGCAATCATACTTTGATACATGCTTACAGAAGGGCAAAATAGGCGAGCAGATTGTTCGTGAGTATCTTGAGGCTAGAGGTTGGTGTGTGTACCTACCCCCGGGTGATTCGGCTCATAGCTTTGATATGATGTGCATTAAAAACAAGCAGAAAGTAATTGCACTGGATATTAAAACTAAGCCCAAAATGCGGTTCATAAAGAACGCTACGGGCATTAACAGCGCACACTTTGATTGCTATACCAAGTTCTCCTCACAGCACTCTATGCCGTTCTATTTGGTGTTTGTAGATGAGGATTCTAGGGAGATATACGGCGCAAGCTTAGAGAAACTAGAGCTGCCGTACTGGGATGGAGAAAAGCATTTTCCCATGCTTATTAACAACGGTAAAATACGGTTGTGGAGCACGGATGTTATGACCAAGATTGGCACACTGCAGCAAAGCGAAACGCAGCAGCTCCAGGATCTATCACAGCGCGCTGCTATGTATGAGGCGCCGTTACTGTAAAGGGGCGTAACCTGCAATCTCCTTACAGGCTACACCCCCTGTTAATTACTTGCGTTTTGGTTTAGCAACTAAATCCATCCCGGGATTAGAAGCTAATATATCGCCCATGTAGCCGGCCATAACATCCGTTGCACCTAATGCGTATTCACATTGATAGCCGGAGGTGGAGCAGGTAAGTGTAAATACAAACTTCTGAGTGCCCCAAAGCAGCAACAGAAACAATAGCGGTATGCCTACAATAGCCGCAGTTTGATAATACCACCTGCAAAATGATTTAATGTTCATAACTTTCCCTCTTATTTCGTTTAATTATTTCAGAACGTAGTGCTAGCAGCTTGCTAGCCTGCAAATTATCGACTACTTCAAAAGCTTCCAAACCTATTCTTAGCGAGTTAAGATCATTAACTTCTAGCCGTTTTAGCGACCGCACAAACCAGCCCCCTACTAAATAGCTAACGTGTATGCGGCGCATGTTTTTGTGTGCTTTCATTAACTAACGCCTCCTGTTAGCTTCTGCCAAAAGCCGGAACGCTGCGTTCTTTGCTTTTCCTGAGCATAGCGGCTATCCCAATACGCCGAATTACCGGCCGGATCTGTTGTTTTAGAGTTGGTTACTAGCCCGTTGATAGAATCATGATAAGCCCGTATAGCTTCCTCATTGCCTACCATTACAAACGTATCTGTAGATGGCAGCAGTACGCCGCAACCCGATACTGCTATTGATATAAGTATTCCACAGATTATTCTTTTCATGTTGTTCCCTCTTTTTGCTCGTTAAACACTAGAATGTGAGATATTTCGGAGAAATATCCTTGCCTTACCTTATGTAAAGCTAATTAGTGTATTACATTACGATGTAATGTAATTGTAAGTAGATGCGGTAAAGTGAGATATTTTGGAGAAATATCCTGTACCCCAGTTACCGCATTAACCAGCTCAATAACGCCTGGTTGATTATTGCCGTCATAGTTTCACCCCGTTCCAAGGCCACCTGGCGCCAGCGCTCTATTAACGCTAGATCCAAGTACACCGTTTTACGGATGCTGCCTTTTCGGGGGTTGCCGCTAGTTAAGTATTTTTTGGTTTTAGCCATACTAATACTGATACTTATCTAGCCGGGTTAAAGGTGCAGGGGATTCCCATCGCCCATCGCCTAGATGCCGTGCATTGTTAAGCTGTAAGAACTTCTCAGCAGCTAGCATTGTATCGCCTTCTAGCGTACTAATATCGTAGCGCACCGGCTTAGGAGCAGCTACCGGGGCCATTTTCATACTAGCAGTTGCGGCGTGGCCGTCGTCATCAGCAGTTTGCAAGGCAAAAATTCCGGTGGCTAAGTACCTCTTTCCGTAACTGAGCGCCGACCCTACAGCCTGTGAATCGTTCTTAGCTACTGGCAGATGCAAAATACCGCTTGAAAGCTCCTCTCCACTTGTATGTATAACTACAGCTTCCAAGCGTACCCCGACATCGCAATCATGCACCCGGTACAGTAACCCTAAACCGTGCTTGTTTAGCGCAGGTAGTACCGCTTCGAGTACCGCACTAAGATCAGCATAGCGGCTCTTAAAATGCGGATTAACCGCACCTTTTACCGCAGCGCCAAACTCAGCTTGGGCCGCAATAAAGTTTGCATGTATCGACGATACACTTGTATTTGCTTGTTTCTTTTCCATATTATTCCCCTCTATACATTGTTAAAAGTTCAGATGTTACTTATCGGCTAGGTGGTAACGCAAAAAACGGGTTAGGGTAAACAGGATACTGCCCGGCCGGGTAGATCTTGGTTACTGTGCTTGTTACAGTGCCGTTACCGCCAGCTATAATGCTAAGCAGGCTAGGCGTAGTGTAAGTATCTTGCGTAATAGTAGTGCCAAGGCCACGCGGCCTGGATACTTGAGCCAGTAGTAGCGCATCAAAGAACGGATCAGGCCGCCCTATGCTAACCGGAGGGCCGCCAACAATGCCTCCGCTAGCTCCGTTGTAGTGGCCTAGCAGATCGTTGCTAGGATCTTGTTGAGCAGATGCCGACCCGGTGCAAAGTAGTGTAATGCAAAATAGTATAATTTTCATATAGTTCCCTATAGTCGTTAGCTTAATTGCTGACCCTATCTCTATAATATACTAGTTAGTGTGTTACACTACAATCAATATAACGCAAATTTAGCACTATTTAGCTATGCAAAATTTGCGTAGTAGAATAATAATAGATTGTGCTTGATTATAAATTAAATTTTCAGGACTAAATGGCATACAGTGAGCAAAGAGAGGGAACAAGTAAGCCTAAGATGGGGTATGGCGGTAAAAGAGAGGGCGCAGGTAGGCCGTTAGGCGCAGTCGGAAAAATATCAGCAGAAGCTATCTTAAAAGCTAAAACAACCGGGGAACTACCACACGAATTCTTACTGCGCGTATCTCAAAGTGATTCAGTTGATGGCCACGATATATCGCTAGAGCAGCGAGTATACGCAGCAGTGGCAGCCGCCCCATACTTTGCACCACGGCTTGCAGCTATTGAGCAGCGCGTAGAGAATACAATCGTTAGCATTATTTCAAGCAAGCCATTAACGGAGCTAGAATGGGAGCAAGCATTTGGAGATAGCACAGGAACCAGCGAGCCCACGAGTTTCCTGGGCGCCCCAGCCGGGGCCACAACACGCGCTAGTTAGTTGCCCCTTACCACTAGTAGGCTTTGGAGGCGCTAGAGGTGGTGGCAAAACCGATGGTGTACTTGGCAAGTTTGGGCTTGATGCTCAGCAGTACGGCAAACACGCTAACCTTATCTTCTTTAGGCGCGAGATGCCCCAGGCAGATGATCTAATAGAGCGCGCCAAAGAGATCTACTTACCGCTTCCCGGCACAGAGTGGCACGAACAAAAGAAAATGTTTGTATTTAAGGGTGGCGGCCGCATACGATTCAGGCCACTCGAGAATGATGCAGATAGCCAGAAGTACCAGGGGCAAAACATACTAAAAGCTGCAATAGAAGAAGCCGGAGCATACAACAACCCGGCCTGCATCTGGAAGTTATTCGGTGCACTTAGATCAGCAGGTGGTGCACCTATTCAGCTAATACTATCGTTTAACCCGGGAGGTGCCGGGCATCACTGGCTGAAAGAGAAGTTCATTAACCCAGCACCGCTTGGGATGAAGGTGCTGGATTGGAAGCTACCCAACAACAAAACAGTACCCTATGTGTACATACCATCCCGAGTTACCGACAATAAGATCCTAATGCAGAAAGATCCTGGGTATATCGACCGATTGCATATGGTGGGTAGCCCTGAGCTGGTAAGAGCCTGGCTAGAGGGCGATTTTAGCATACATGAGGGCAGTTATTTCCCCGAGTTTGGCTCCAGGCATATCGTTGCACCATTTAAGATACCTACACACTGGCAACGGTATTTAGGCTACGATTGGGGCTTTCGCTCCCCTTTTGCGGCGCTCTGGGGAGCTGTAAGCAGTGGCAAGGATGATAACGGCAAAGAGGTTGCCTACCCTAAAGGCTCGGTCGTTATATATAGAGAGCTCTGGGGTAAGCAGGTCGACAACGTAGATCAAGCGCGCAAGATTGCGGAGCTAGGCAAGGGAGAGGATCCTATAGCGGTAGCTGATCCCTCTATCTTCTCTGAGGAAGGCGGCCCAACTATCGCTGATCAGTTTAACTCGGTATTCTCTAACACCGGCCACCCAGCTTTTAGGCGCGCAGATAATGATCGTATCTCAGGCTGGTCAGAGATACGAAGGCGGTTGATGGCTACCCCGGCTATGTTATATATCTCAACAGCCTGCCCGTACTTGCTAGAAAGCTTACCGGCTCAGCAGATGTGCCCGAAGAACGCAGAGGATCTAGATACGACCGGAGATGATCACGCGGTAGACAGCCTTAGATATTTGTGCAAGGAACGTATCTTAGCCTCTGATTACAAGAAAGAAGTAGCCACAGTAAAGAAAGGCGTGATACAACTCGGCCAATACATTACAGAAGCGCGAAGTCAACACAAAAGGGCACGGCTATAAATGGCAAGTAAGGCAGCAGATAACCAGCCAGCGATGAAGAAGTACTCCAGCTCTTATTGGAGCTCGCAAATACAGCTAGCTACTAACCGGCATGAGAAGTTTGTATCTCAATCCAAAGAATCAATTAAGGTTTACAAAGCACAGCACGATTTTACAGATACACAGCGCCGGATCAACGTGTGGTGGTACTGTGTTAATACGCTACTCCCAGCTTATTACTCATCCACTCCCAAGGCTCAGGTATCACTACGCAAACGAGCAGGGGGTACAATCCCAGAGCTTGGCTCCGTAATTTTAGAGCGCAACGTACAATATGCACTAGATGAGTACTTTGATTTTAACCTAGTCGGCTATAACTCAGCACTTCAGTTTCTGCTTACCGGCCGCGCTACGTTGTGGGCTCGCTACGATGTCGAGTTTGCCAAAGAAGTAATAGAGATAGCATTGGTTAGAGATCCAGCATCGGGCGCTCTAATAGATCAGACCGGCGCCCCATTTGATGAGGAGCAGGAAGGGCTTGAATTGCTAGATGATGGCTCAGGGCTAATCATCGGCAAACTTACGATGGAAGTCAAAGATGATGAGCGCGCCTTTCTTGAGGTTGTTCAGTACGATGATTTCTTAACCTCAGATGCTCGCAACGAATCAGAAATAGAGTGGGTAGCGCGTAGGGCGTACTTAGATCGTGATCAAGCTACCAAGATATTCGGTAAAGAGGTTGCCAAAAGCTTATCTTACACCGCTTTCCCATCCGTTATTAAGAATGATTTGCGTAGAAGCTACGCATCGTACGAAGGCAAGGCAGAGCTGTACGAGATTTGGTGCAAAACATCCAAATCGGTGTACTGGCTGCAATCAAACGGGGAGAAGTCGATACTACAGCACGGGGAGCCAACTATAGAGTTTGAGGGTTTCTTTCCTTGCTCCATGATTAACCAAGCAGTAGATCCAGATAGCGTTATCCCGGTATCTGACTATGTGCATGTTAAAGATCAGATCCTAGAGATTGAGCGCATTACCACTCGGCTAGCCGGCTTAGTTCAGGCCGTAAGAACTAACGCTCTATACGATGCAACCATGGGGCCAGAGGTTGAACAACTCCTTACCGGGGATCTAAAGTTTACCCCTATTAAAAACTGGCCTAGCTACAAGGGCCGTGGTGGAACCGCTAACGGTATCGAGTATCTCGAGGTAGGGCCGTTTGTTGCAGCTATCCAGGTGCTTCAGGGAGCCCGTGAGGTGGCAATGGGGCAGCTATTTGAAACGCTTAAGGTATCCGATCTGCTACGCGGAGCTAGTGATGCTAGCAAAACGGCAACGGCTAACAGGCTCGAGAGCTCGTGGTCATCGCTAGGGTTAATCGTCAGGCAGAATCAATTTTCTAAATTCATCTCAGATGCTATTGGAAAGCTTGGCGCTATTATAGCCGGGCAGTTCTCTTCTGATGTAATCATGGATGTTGCAGATGCGAACAACCTAATCGCCCCCTTGGTTGCTGATAAGTCGGAGGATGCAGGCGCAGCAGTAGAGCAGATTAAAGAAGAGATCTTTAAGCTAATATCTGATAGCGAGCAGCTAGCATACCGCATCGAGATAGCCTCAGATTCCATGGTAGCGCTAGATCAGGCACAGGAGAAAGCCGATGGCCTAGAGATGATGTCTAGCATCGGGGCTTTCTTTGACCAAATGAAAGGCATGATTGAGCAGTATCCACCCCTAGCTGGCTTTACAATGGCGCTACTACAGAACGTAGTTAGGCGGTTTAAAGGCGGCAAAGAACTAGATGGGGTATTCCAAAAGGCGTTAATTACTATCACACAGATAGCAGAAGCAAAGGAGCAGGCAGCATCGCAACAAGCAGCGCCTCCTGATCCTACAATGCAGCAGATACAAGCTCAGATGCAGATAGAACAGATGAAGATTCAAACACGCCAAGGCGAGATTGCAGCAGAGATGCAATTTAAACAACAAGAGTTTGAGCTAACCTCATTCCTAGAGCAGCAGAAGCTTATGCTACAACAGCAGGAGCTAGAGCATAAGAACAACATGCTGCAAGTTGAGGTAATGAAGATCCAGGCAAGCTCGCAAACAGAGCTTAGCAAGCAGGAGATTACAAAAGAGAACAACCGTGTACAATCAATGCTGGATCTACAACGGCTAGAGCTAGAGAACATGGCGGTACGCCTTAAAGAGAGCGAGAAGCTAATGGAAGAAAAGCGGCTTAGCCAGGAGCAGGAGCTAGAGCGTATCCGCATGGCAATGAACTCCGCACAGCCTACACAACAACAGCAACAACCTATTGTTATTAACAACTTACCGCCTACAGCATTTGGTAGCTAATCAGATATGTCAGAAAAAGCCTGGCCGACACGATTCGGCACACTTGGGGAACGGGTATTTGGTAAAGATGATCCATTTAATGATGGCTCAGGGCCATGCCTTAAATATATCCACGATGAGATGGAGCCCACCAAGAACCCTCTCAACCCCCGGGAGATCTATACTAGCAAAGCAAAGCTTCGCCAGGCATACAAAGCAGCCGGAGTGGATGAAATAGGCGATGCGTATGATCGTGGCTACAGCCCAGAAAAAGAAGCAGAAAGAATGTCAAACAAGTTTGCAAAGGATTTAGCGTCTAAAGTAATTGAGAGGTATCGAAATGGCAGATGAAGAGGGAACAACAGAGGCAGCCGAAGTAAATTCAGAGTCGGGGCTGGATATACGAGGCAGTTTAGAACACAATTTTGAATCGGTAGAGGAGTCAAAATACTCCAGGGCAGATACAGCTATCGAGCCTACACGCTCCAAAATAGATAGGCAGGATTCAGCAGAGAGCAGTGGGGATGCTAACGTTCCCCGTGCAGTTGCCCCACCCCAGGATATGAACGCCCAAGAGCGCGCAGCTTTTATGGCGCCAACAGGGGAAAACACCCACATCCTACAAAGCTATCTTAGCCGTAGATCACACGAAACACGCACCGAATACGAGCGTAGAAAAGTAGAGGTAGATCGCCTACAGAATGAGAATCAAGGCTTATACAACGCATATAATCCGTACAAGGAAGAATACTCTAAAATGGGCCTAAGCCCTACGCTAGTAACCGAGAGATCCATAGCCTGGGATATGGCTATGCGTGAATCGCCAGTACAAACAGCGCTCGAGTGGTTGGATGCTTACGGAGTTACCCCGGCGGATCTATATCAGCAGCCAGAACAGTACCAAGATTACCAGCAATACAATCAAGGATATGAGCAGTACCCACAGCAAAACTATATGCAGGGTGCCGACGTATCTCAGCTAGTAGATCAGCGCATACAAGAGATCACGCAGCAGCAGGAACAGAATATGCTTGCTCAAGATAACTTGGATCTAGTACAGTCGTTCATGAAAGGCAAAACGCTATTTACGGCGACCGATCCTCAAACTGCGGCCCAGCTTGAGGAGAAAATGGCCCCCGTAGTACAGGCGCTCGCACAACAAGGTGGCTCCCCTCACGATATTCTTGAGACGGCCTACAATTACGTTGTACGGGGTGATCCAATGTTTTCTGATCTATCTAATAGATTAGATGCGGCAGGTCAGGTTAATGCCAAAAGCAATGAAGCCGCCAAAGCTAGAAGAGCTTCGCGGTCGATATCGGGCAGCGTAGGCAGTGGCTCCCCCCGATTAGAGATTAAAAACATACGAGATAATTTACGGCGCAGGCTTAGCGGAGATTGATCCACTAGTGCGCCCGTAGGTGCATTATAAGGATTAATATATATGGCAACTTTAGAAGAAGCAGTTACTGCTACCCTCTTTGACCAGAGCGCAGATATTGCTGATCAGGTAACACACCACAGCCCAGTGCTAACTGCACTAGAGGATGAGGGCAACATTCGCCGCGTAGATGGTGGATATGAGCTACGCAAAACCGTTCTGTACAACGATTCAGCACAGGGATCGTGGTTTGCAGGATACGGTTCTTTCAACCTTGATTCAATCGAAGAGCTCACAGCTTTCCGTTTTGCTATCAAACAGTGCTATGAGCCACTTTCTATCTCTGGGCGTGAGCGCAGGGCTAACCGTGGTGAAGAGCGATTGCTTGATCTAGTAGAAGAGAAGATGAAAGGATCTATCGCTAGGATCAAGAACACCGTATCAACTTCGCTACGCAGCGATGGTACCGGTTCAGGTGGTCTAGAGCTTGATGGTCTTAAGAAGGCAATCAGCACCAGCCCTACCTCTGGAACTTACGGTGGCGTGGATCGTTCAACTAATACCTGGGCGCGTAACGTTGCAGTAAATACTGTACTAACAGCAGCTAACGTTCAAGAAACAGTAACCGATACGCTATCAAGGATCACTCGCGGATCTGATATGGCAACTCTTGGTATCTGCGACAGAACAGCATGGAAGTTCTTACATAGCAGCATGACCGCTATTCAGCGTATCTCGGCACCAATTAAAAAAGGTAGCTCTGGATTTCGCGCACTTGAGTATGATGGTTGCAGCTTTGTGTTTGATGGTGGATTTGGTTCAGCAGAGCTTGAAACCAATTCTATCCGTTTGCTAAACACTAAGTACTTCACATTTGATATGGTTCGTGGGGCAGATTTTAAGCCTCTCGCTGATCAGATGGTACGGCCTGCGGATCAAGATGCATATTTCAGTGTGATTCTGTTGGAAGGCAACCTTTGTTGCGCTGCTCCAGCACTTCAGGCTGTAATTTACACTTAAAGTTAAGGAGAATTGAGTTATGTCAGGTTCAGGATCATTTGGAATTAAAACTACCGCTTCATACGGTACTAGCCCTACGATTGTTCCAGCTAAAGTGCTGGATCGTGGGTCTGATACACGAGGCGAGTTTATGTTTGTACAGGCATCGGGTGCTGTAACAGCATTTGATGCAGGGATTATTAGTGCAGCAGGTTTGTTTGTATCCGTTACAACCACAACTGCAAGCACTACCCCTAAGATCGTGGGAATTGCACAGTGTGCAGCAGCTACAGGTGAATACCTTTGGGTGTTCATTGGTACCGGCGGCGGCACTGGCAAGGGAATTAAGGTTCGTGTAGCAGCTTCGTACGTTGCAGGAACTAAGGTTTACACAACGGCTACGGCTGGCGTGTTAGATGATGCGGTTACGGCTGGCGTTATCACCGGTGTTGTTGGTCTAACAACTGATTCAGGTTCTGGATCGGCTGTTGAGATACAGGCGGCTGGTTCTATGTACAGCAACGCATAACCAAAACGGGGCTTGGCTTGTATAGC